TTAGTGTTCTCCACTACCGCCGACTTAGCAAGCAGCCCGACGGAGCAACTGCGCATCACCTCCGATCGTTATGTGCGCCTTGCATCCGGCACCGGCGGCATCCAGTTCGGCGGCGACACCGCCGCAGCCAATGCGCTGGACGACTACGAGGAGGGCACCTTCACGCCGACCATCGTGGGCACGTCCACCGCGGGCACTGCGACCTATGCAGCCAACGGGCAGGTGGGGCGATACACGAAGATCGGCAACCGCGTCTTCTTTGATCTCTACCTCAGCTGGACCGCTCACACCGGCACTGGCGATCTGCAGATCAACGGCCTGCCCTTCACGGTGCAGAACACCACCAACCTCAACCGCAATTACAGCGCCATCCTCAACGTGGTCGCGATGACGGCCGGCAACCTTGGCGCCGCGTTCTCATCGCCCAACACCACTGCAGTCGCGCTTCGTCAGATGCCGACCGGTGGTGGATCTGTCGCGACCATCCCGATGGACACCAGCGCGCAGATCTCCATCTCGGGCTGTTTCGAGGCCTAACCTACGCTCACACCTAATCAGACCGGAGGCCTGATCGGATGACACTCACCAAGCAGTCGATCGTTGACAAAATTGAGGTGGTCGGACCCTACAGCCACATTCAAGTGCGCGTCTGTGAGCGCGTGCTTGAGGATGGCGAGGTAATCGCTGAGCGCTACCACCGCCACGTGATCACGCCTGGCGCAGACACTTCGGCCGAAGATGAGCGCGTGCAGGCGATCGCAAGCGCAGTCCACACTCCTGAAGTAATCTCCGCCTACGAGGACTCTCTCGCATGAGCACCACCTTCACCTGGGGCATTGCCAACCTCGACCGCAAGCTGGCCGATGGCGCCGTCACCTGTGTTCATTGGACGCTGCAGGCGCACGATGGCACGTACTCCGCGAGCGCCTATGGCTCGATCGGGCTGCCTGAGCCTGACCCCGAGAACATGATCCCGTATGCCAACCTGCAGCCTGCTGAGGTGATCGGCTGGGTGCAGGATCAGTTCGGTGCCGAAAAGGTCGCTGAGATCGAGGCCGCACTCCAGCAGCAGCTGGATCAGCAGCGCCATCCCGTCACCGGCCAAGGCCTGCCATGGCAGTAAAAGCCAAGACCGGCACCGCGCGGCTCGATCATCAGGCCGGGCCGCCCAAGACCACGCGCCAAGGGTTCGGCCAACGCAGCCGGCCCCGGCGCCGCGGGAAGAAGCCCCTCCGCGGGCAGGGCCGGTAGTGGACAGGGACACGCTCGAAAACTGGCGCAAGATCCGCGACCACCTAGAGCGTGTCGGACAAACCGAGAACCACTACTACCGGCGAGCGCTTGCCATCCTCGCCGGTAGGCCTGATCCCTTTGATCGGTACCATGAAACCGAGCCAAGGCGCGCCGATGGCGGAGGACACCAAGACCGTTAGCGGCGTCTTCGCGGCGTCCCTCCCCGCTGCACTCGCTGCCGGCATGGTCGCCATTGGCGCGCTCCTCATCTCCATGCAGGTTCAATCCGCACGGATCGAGGCCACCATCGTGCAGATGGCCAAGTCGGTGGATGAGCTGAAGACCGACGCCCGCGCTGAAATCGCCGATCTGGATCAGCGCGTGCGTGCCCTTGAACGCCGCGACTAACTTGAGGGCAGCGCCATGGATGCAATGAGCCCCGAAACCGTAGCGATCATCGCGATCATCATCGCCGCAGGTAGCGAGATCATCGCGCTCACCCCGCTCAAGTCCAACAGCTGGATCCAGCTGCTGCTCACTGCAGCGCGGATGGTCTTCCCAAAAAAGCGCTGAGCCATGTCCAACGCCGCACCGATCACCCTCGAGCAGCTGTTCCGCTACTACAAGAGCCTGCCGCATCAGGCCGCAGCGATCGCGCAGCTGGAGCAGGATCTCGCCGTGAACGGCTACGCGGCAGCGATGCGCCGCGATCGGGCATGGTTCAACACGTGGAGCCAGGACGGCAAGCAGGCGGATCTGGCAGCAGCGCTGAAGCTGATCAAGGACTTCGAAGGCTGTCACCTCGACGCCTATCCCGATCCGCTGAGCGGCGGCGCACCGTGGACGATCGGCTACGGGACAACGCGCTACAGCGACGGGCGCGCCGTCAGCAAAGGCGACAGGATCAACGCGATCGAAGCTGACATGCTCCTGCGGCAGGAGGTGGATCGCATCGCCGCGAAGCTGCGCACCACCGTGCCCTATTGGGTGGAGATGACCGACGCGCAGAAGTGCGCGCTGATCTCCTTCGCCTACAACCTTGGCGCTGGGTTCTACGGCACCAAGGGTTTCGAGACGATCAGCGCCAGGCTGCGTGAGAAGAACTGGGCCGGCGTGCCCGATGCCCTGCTGCTCTACCGCAACCCCGGCACCAACGTGGAGGCCGGCCTCAAGCGGCGCCGCATCGCTGAGGGTGACCTGTGGGGCCGTGAGCGGCAGACCACCGGGCCGATCAGCGCGATGTTCACGCCGGAGTCGCCGTTCAGCCACAAGCTGACCCCGCACATCACATACGGCGAATTTGCGCTCGGCCAAGAGGCGCGGCGCTTCGATCATCAGCATCAGTGCGACACCGCCATGCGGATCGCGCAGTTCCTCGAGAAGACCCGCGCGCAGTTCGGCGGCAAACCTGTGGTGATCACATCGGGCTACAGGCCGGCAGCAATCAACAAGCTGATCGGTGGCGCCAGCAGCTCAGAGCACCTATACAACGCACCGGGTGTGGGTGCGGTGGACTTTTATATCGAAGGCGCCGACATCTACGCAGTGCAGGCTTTTTGCGACAAGCAGTGGTCGTATTCGCTCGGGTACGGCGCACCTCGCGGTTTCGTTCACCTTGGCATTCGTCAGGGCGCACCTAGGGTGCGGTGGGATTACTGAGCGCCTAGTGCCCCTTCCTGATTACGAGATCCACGATCTCTGCAAGCGCCACGCGATGGTGGTGCCGTTCGATCCTGATCTGGTGAACCCGGCCAGCCTCGATGTGATGCTTGGCGATCGGATCATGATCGAGGTGGCGGAGTCGCCGCAGCTGCAGATCCACGGCATCGCCGGCCACACCGCGGAGGATCCGTACTGGCTGCAGCCGGGCGAGTTCTGCCTCGCGGAAACGCGCGAGATCTTCAACCTGCCGGACTGCATCGCCGCTCAGTTCGTGCTGAAGTCGAGCCGCGCACGCGAAGGCCTCGAGCACCTGCTGGCCGGCTGGTGTGATCCAGGCTGGCATGGCAGCCGCCTCACGCTGGAGCTAAGCAACGCGCGCAAGATGCACCCGGTGGCGATCTGGCCCGGCATGAAGATCGGGCAGATGGTCTTCCACAAGATGGAAGGCATCCCCGGCCGTAGCTATGCGGTCACCGGCAGGTACAACGGCGACGTGGCCGTGACCGCGAGCAAGGGCTAAGCTGACGCCGGAGAATCCTGTGAGGACGCGCCCCGGCCTAGCCAGCTGGGGCTTTTATTTGCGCATCGGATGCGCCAGCTCTGCCATGCGCAGCCGGTGGATCCTGATCGGCGCTTCGGCCGGATCATCGAGCGGGATCATCGTGAAGTCGTCGCACCCGTGGCGCTCGGCCCAGTGCTGCGCGCCGGTGTGGGTGGAGAACGGCCCGACGTGCCACGGGCCGATTCGGAGGATGTAGGTCATGGGTGGAGATTACGCCGCATACGGCGCACCCTGCGCCCCGGTCACAATCCTTCACACTTCCCGTTTCGGTTCTCCCCGCTACCGTTGGCCCAGCGGCGGCCAGCCCATGCGGGCGTTCTACCTAGAGATCTCCGCCAAGCTCATCATCCGGTCAAACACCGATCCCGACGACATCGCGGCCGACATTTACAGCCAGCTGGCCGAGTTCCTCCCGCCCGACGAGGACATCATCGAGATCGACGTGACGACAGTTCCCCTGCCGCCGGACCTTGGATCGACACCACATTGACGAGACCCGCCTGGTCACACGTCGATCGGCGCGCGATCAGATCCACCTCGCATGGAACTACCGCTGCGCCTACTGCGGCGATCCGCTAGGTCGCTCACCGACGCTCGATCACGTCGTGCCCAAGGTGCACGGCGGCCTGACCGTGCGCGAGAACCTGATCAGCTGCTGCTTGATGTGCAACAGCCAGAAGGGCCACAAGGAGTGGGTCAGCTGGTACCGCGCGCAGCACTTCTGGACACCACTGGGCGAGTGGGCGATTGCGCGGTGGATTGCAGGGGAGGGTAACGTTGGCGCCTAGACCTTCTTCTGGAGAGTCTGGGCGTTCCCGTAGAGGCCGGCTGCGGGCACCAGGTGGACACCGCGTGAGGACCCACCACCGGCCACATTATTAAGAGATGTTGCAGCGGTCGCAGATGCACCGTCCATCGACTATATTGAATGAGTCGGGAGCGATCCCGGCGTCCACCGCACCTAGAAAAATGAATACACTCTCTGCCGGCCTCGAGGCACTGGCTGACACGCTCCGCTCTGCGGAAGCAGTTGTTGCCGCCTTCCAGACCTTGCGGGACACCACCACCGAAGATCGGTGGGAGGAGCTCTGCAGCGATGAGCTGCTAGATGCTCTGCTGTGTGCCTGCACTGATCTGGAATACCACCTCGAGCGCTGATGGACCGGCCCGCTTCGGCGGGCCTTTTTTTTTGCCTAGCGGTCGGCGCTATCCGTAAGGACGCGCGCGGTGTTGCAGTCGCGGTGGCTGCAGCTGAAACCGTATCGGAGGCCGCTTCAATCAGCACCCAGGCGGGATTCGAACCCGCATCGTCCTGCAGCGCAGTGACCGCCCTGTCCGATTGGTTCGCACTGGGTGAGCCCGATGCCATAGGCAGAGCGGGAACACGATCACGCTACGGCAGGATCCTGCTGCACACCCACAGCGCGATCAGGCACGTCGCCCAATACTCGAGCACCAGCACCAGCACGTCGCGCAGCATCAGCGTGCCAGCAGGTGGTCGAGGTAGAGCTCGGCCTGCCACAGGTCGCTCGAGTAGCGGCAGATCCCACCGACGCAGCTGCGGTAGTACAGCTCACCGCCACCATCAGGCTCCAGCGTTTCGATCCATCCGCCGTCACGATCCGTGCGGCTGATCACCTTCGGCTGGCTCATAGATCTCGCACTTCGCCGCATAGCGGCCGCCGCTCTGCTTCGATTCTGGCAACGCCAGTTCGCAGCGCTGCCGGTGGGTGCACCAATGCAGACAGTCCCAACACATGCGCTGGCCGCCAGCCGGGCGCAGCTTCACCAGCGCTGCCTCGTAGATCTTCTGCGCCCGCTGGAACGCTTCCTGCAGGTGCATGGTGCCGGTGTCAGCCTCCAGCTGGTGCTCGGGCTTCGGTCCAAGAATGACCCGTGCGTGCCAGTTCCGATCGGAGCGGCTGCACACCAGCAGCAGGCGGCCGGCGTGCAGTCTGATCATTCTTCCTCGCCGTATGCCGGCTGATGGAAGATCCGCTCGAGCTGCATCGATGGCGGCTCGGTGTCGTTGTTGGTGACGTAGGCCGCCACCGGATCGCTCGGATCCGCAGCGGTGAACACGGTCGGCCAGAGCCGCTCCTTCACCACCACCAGACTGGTGCGCGGGCTGCGCACCAGAACCCACAGCGCTGCGCGCTCCAGCAGGTTCAAACCGGGCAGGTGCATCATCCCTCCAGTTTGCCGAGCAGTCGCCGCAGATACCACTGCGCCTTGGCCAGCGATACCGCCTCACCCTTGTGGCGCTCGCGCCAGGTGTACTTGATCACGTTGCCCTTGCAGTAGCCGCGAAACTCCTCCGGCGTCAGAGCGGCCTCGATCGCATCAATGCACTCGATGCCACCCTGCCGGTAGTGGTCTGGGTTGATCTGGTCGTTCATTGCAGCCATCCCCATGCGATGCCCTTGCAGATGCGCCATGCGTGTTTCTTGTCGATCTCATACCGGTCGGCCAGCTGTTGGTAGCTGAGCCCGGCAGCGCGAAGCTGGCGCAGCTCGCGCACCAGCTCCTCGCTCAGGATCACGGCGAAGTTCTCTTCACCGCGCTTGAACGGCCGGCTCATCGCCACTTATCCCCCAGCAGCTGCTGGCGGCAGACCTCGATCGCCTGCTGCGCCTGCTTCTGCGTCATCACCGACTCGGTGGCATC